CAATCATACATGGCGTATTACTTAAATGGTCTAAAAAGTAATTACCACCCCATATAATTTGATTTTCTGAAACTCTTTTAAGTTCATCAAAATATTCTTTTGGCGGTATATCTTTATCCCAATCTCCCGAATGATATATATTTTTTTTAGCCAAACTTTTACCCGTTTGGGTTCCTGCTCTTTTATTACTACCCGCATCAATACCGTATGGAGGGTCAACAATTGCCAAATCGAAAGATTTATCATTTTTAGATTGCATAAACTCCATACAATCACCATTTATTAATGTTATTTTTCCAAATCGTTCCACTTTCATACTTAAATAAAAAATAAATAGTCATCAATATATATT